CGGGACGCTTTGAGTGCTTCTTCGCGCTGACCCTTGGGTAGTTTCCAGTGTTCTGACCATGCTGCCACGTTGATTCTCCTGTGATGGGGCCCGTAGTGGGAAGACACTACGGGGGCCCTGTTTATTCTGAAAGTGCAATCTCGCGATTGAGATACCATCGGGCTTTTTGCAGGTCCTCGAGCCGCGATCCTTTTTTCCCGGCCCGGGATATGTATTTGATGACCTGTCCCAGATGGTAACCTAATTGTTTAGCTTCGATAAAGTCAATGGTTTCGATTCCACCGACGGTGTAGTGCGGCGGGTGACTGACCATATCGGTTTCTGGAAGCGTGGTTGGCTCATCGGTTTCTTGTTCAAGGCGTTTGTATCCGTAGTCCACGGCCTCTTCTACGGAGGACAAGACGGGGCCAACCCAGTCAGGTATTTTGCCGCTGACCCACGGTTCTTCTTTGGTCTTGGGGCCGGGTTTTTTGTTTGCTATTTTGGAACGGTTTTTTTTCAAGCGGCCATCTAGTTTAGGGTTTTTTGCAATGCCTTTAGGCATGGTGTTCTCCAGTAGTTGATAAGTGTATCGCGATGCGATATGGGGGTAGGACGGAGATAGTTTGGAGTGGTTGTCTTTTCTGCTTTCTGGTAGTTGAGGAAAAAGTCTAACTCAGGATTTTGATTCTTGCAAGGCCTTTTCAAATGTCTCGTCGATCACCCGCATAATGACCTCGCCGACGGCGATATTGTTATAGTTTGCCAGTTCCTTGATCTTGGCATAGGTCACGTCTTTGACGGCAATGCTGACCCAGCGCTTTTCCCTCTGTGAGGGGGAGGCTTTTCCCTTGAGTTTCTTGGCCAGCTTGCGGACATTGTTTGCTTCTACCTCCTTCTGATGCTGCAGAGACAGGATGGTGTTCTTCTTGCGGATAATGTCTTCATGCTCATGCATGAGGCGCTGGATAATCTCGTCCATGCTCTCTGTTGTCATGAGGCTTCTCCCCAAGACGGGCCGACCTCCACATCCACCCGGGAGGGCACTTCAAGCTCAACAGCCTTTTCCATGATATTAGCTGCACTTCTGGCCTCATCAATATTTCTTATGGACAGGGCAATCTCGTCGTGCACTTGCAGCAGGATATTGAACCCCGCCTTGTGCAGCGCGACCATGGCGGCCTTGGTTTGGTCCGCGGCCGAGCCTTGGATAAGCTTGTTCAGGCCCTTGTAGGTTCCGGCGCGCTTGATCCTTGATCCGTAGGCAATGGCGGCTTCTTCGCGCGGCAGGGCCTTGTTAACGCCCCACTGCATGGGTTCCCAGAGGGGGAAGCGGCACTTGCGGCCGAGGAGGGTGCGGATGGACCCGCCGGAGGAGACGGTATCGATGCGGCGCATGACGGCGTTGACGGTGCCTTTGAGGAACGGGACCTTTTGGTGGAAGGTAGTGATGAGGCTTTCGGCTTCATCGAGGGGCAGGTCCAATTCATTGGCCAGCTTTGCTTTACCCATGCCATACATGAGGCCCAAGCCCACTGTCTTGGCCTGTTTACGTTTGATGCCCGCCATGTCAGCGACCATCTGGTGGAAGTCGGTATTGGGGTCCGTCCGGTAGGCGTTGACCATCTTCTCTGCGCCCGGCAGGTCCAAGAGGCTTGCATAGTGGACCAGCAGACGTGGTTCTTGGGACGAGAAGTCGTTGGCGTTCCAGAGTTCGCCTTCTTCGGGGAGGAAGAGGGAGCGGACAAGGGGGCCGATGATTTCGTGGCGCGCGGGCACTTGTTGGAGGTTGGGGGAAGCCATAGACAGGCGTCCTGTAACGGTGCCGCCGTCGTCTGAGCGCATCTGGTTGATGTGGGGATGGATACGCCCGTCGTAGGCGGAGAAATCCACGTAGGGCTGGAGGAACGTGCCGTGGGTCTTGTTCAGTTCGCGGGCTTCGACGATCTTGCGCGCGATGGGGTGCTCACAGCTATCAAGGAATCCCTTGGTGAACGACGGCAGGCCGGTGGTGCTGCGCGGGTATTCGATCTTGAGCTTGTCGAAGGCCAGTGCGATGGTTGCGGCGGCCCACATATCGACATTGACGCCGCTCTCCTTCTTGATATCGCGGAGAAGTTGTTCTTCTCTGAAGCGCATGTCCTCAATCAGAAATTCAGCCTTTTCCCTGTTAAATCGGATGCCGCGGGCGGTTATTCCCAGTAAAACCGGAAAAAGATCGGTCTCAAGGTCAAACATGGACTCAACTTCTTCCTCGCGCATTTTGATCTTCATCTGGTGCCAGAGCTTGAGGGTAAGGGCGGCGTCCTGTTCTGCGTAGGCTCCGACATACATGGCGGGGAGCTTCCAAAGTTCCTTCTTGGCGTGCACGCCGAAGTCGGCGGCCGCGGCCTTGAGGCCCGCTTCGGATTTGATCTCCTTGACGTAGTCGAAGCCAAGGCTGTTCAGTGCGTAAGAGTAGCGGTTCTCGTCGATCAGCGGGGCGGCCAGCATGGTGTCGATGATACGGCCCTTGACCTCGAACCCCGCGGCGTGAAGCCAGCCGCAGTCGTAGGCGGCGTTGTGCATGATTTTGTCCGCGGGCAGCGCCAACATCTTCTTCACCCAACGCTCGACGAAGCCCTTGTCCATATTTCCGCCCCCTTGGTGGGCAACGGGGAAGTATCCTTTCCAGCCTTCTGTGGCAACGGCATAGCCGACAATAAAACCATCCTTGCGGGGCCAGCCCGGGCCAAAGCGTTCAAGGTTCGGGTCGCACGTCTCGAGGTCAATCGCGATCTCTTTGGCGTCGGACAGGTCGGGGAAAGAAGCGGGAGGCAGCCACTCTGTTTGGATAGGGAACAGGGGAATGGTTCTCATAGGCGGAATCCTTTGGAGGCATCCTTTGGCAGGATGAGGTGCAGGCTTTTCTTGGCACGCGTAACGCCGACATAGAACAGGCGGTGCATGTTGTCGGAGTTGGTGTTGTATTCGGCGGCAAACTTGGGGGACAGGTCCGTGAGCAGCAGGACGTTGTCCGCTTCCCCGCCTTTGGCTCCGTGGATGGTGGACAGGCGGATGGTGGGCTTGGAGAGTTTAGCACCGCGGCGCAGGATGGCGATCAGGTATTGAACCTTGCCCTCACCAATCTTGGTCAGCACTTCGTGCCAGATTGCGGTCACGCCGAGACCGTGGTCCTTGGTCAGCGTTTCCATGCTGTAGAGCTTTTCGGGGTCTCCCTTGGGCATGGTCCGGTGTCCACGGGCGATGCAGGAGGCGTCCATAAAGCTGTAAACCGTTTTGACTTGGGAGAGGGCGATCTCCTTGCCCGCGCGCAGGCGTTCCCAGCAGACGACGGCCTCGATGACCTTTTCGGGCAGACTGCGTTGTCCTTGGCGCTCGAACAACAGGCCCAAGGACTTGACCCATGTGTGGATATCATTGAGCATGTAATTGGTGGCGGCCATGATCAGCCATTCACCTTTGGTGATATCGACGTTGTAGAAGCGGTCGTAGAGGTGAACGGAACCTGTTTCGGCCTTCGGGGCCCACGTCTTCTGTTGGCGTTGACGGATGCGATTAACTATCTTGGAGGCATAGCTATGGACTGCGAGGGGGACCCGATGGGACTGCGTCAGGAATTCCATTTTTGCTGGGAAGTTGAGGAAGCTATCGACGTCGGCCCCGGCCCATGTGTAGACGGCCTGATCGTCGTCCCCCGCAAGGTAGAATCGATCGCAGCGGTCGGCCAGCGCGAAGACCAGATTCCACTGCAAGCGGGAGAGGTCCTGCGCCTCATCGACGATGACGACGTCAAGGCGCGGGAGATCATCTGTCCGCTGACCCATCATCTCGAGCAGGTCCGTAAAGTCGTATAGCCCTTTGGCGGTCTTGTAGTGGCGGTAGGCGCGCTCGACCAGTTCAAAGTGATGCCACTCGATAGCCATGCTACTTTGGTTGTAGTGGGTATGCAGGTCAAGGCCCTTGATCCGCGCGAGGTTGATCTCGTTGAGGATGGGATGATCCGTCTGGACGATAAAGTCCTCGTCGCCTTGGGTAACGCGTAGCTCTAAGCCTGCTTCTTTGGCGAACTCCGCATAGTTCTCTGCGCCCATCATGTCCTTGGGGGACATACCGAGGCAGTAAAAGGCAAGGCTGTGAAGCGTGCGAAAGAAAGGAAAATCCTGCTTTGGATTAAGGTGTGGAAATTTCTCAATCGCACGGTCACGGGCCTCATTGGCCGCTTTTCGGGTAAAGGCAAACACCCCAATCCTGTGGGACGACACCCCGGAGTCCAGTTCCTTCTCAATTACATTGAGGAGATGGGTGGTTTTTCCGCTACCCGGGGGTCCAAATACCTTCGTCCGCTCACTCATTGTAGGGCCAACTAATCACGGGGGTATGTTTTCCCATGTATGACCCTTCAATGTTGAAGCTGCAGTATTCCTCGGCCTCTTCTTTGGTCATGTCGTGGTTCTCGCACAGCATGTCGATAATGGTCTCGCCGCTATAAACGAGGCGGCTGACGCATTCGTTGCCGTCCCACGTAAAGCAGTGGCCGAGGATGGCCCGGTCAAAGCCGTCTATGCGCAGCGCGTCGCTGTCTTCCGGGAGTAATTTCGGGGGCTTTTTCAAAATGGGCTACCTTTCTTGGTTTCTGGGGTTTCGAAGGGGGCGTCCTGTTTCGCGAACCGCGGTATACGCCAGCAGCGTATGGTCCGGCCTTTGAGGAACAGGCTCAGTGGCTCACCGTTGAGGTCCCGCAGTCGCTGGGCCATCTTGGGGGCGGTGAGGCCGGTGAAGTTGCTGCGCTTGAGGTGTCCTTCCAGATCCTTCATCCGGAAATAGGTCCGGGCCTCGTCTTCACTGGTCCACGGGCGGCCGAGCAGAATCTCGTCGCGGTCCATGGCCTGCTGGAGGTGAGTGCAGAACTCCTCGAGCAGATCAAGGAACCGGCCGGTGACACTGGTGTCTTCGGAGGCCACTTGAATATGCTCAGTCTCGACCATTTCTGTCAAAAGGGCGTTGAGCATGCCTTCCCAATCCTGTTTCCGGAGGGTTGGCGGCAGGACGTTGAGGCGCTCGATACACGCTTTTTGAAAGGCCAGCTGGTTAAACAGGCTCTCCGTGTCCAACTCAATACGCCTGCCATTGATGTCTAAGAACCAGAGTGGGGGCTCACTAGCGTATTTGGACAAGGACGAAAGCTGGGGGGAGTCGGGGCCATCTCCTCCGATACCGTGCTTGCGGGTGCGGCACAGTCCGCTGTTGCAGAACCCGTTAAGCGGAGCGTCTTTGCATTTATAGCGGTAATTCTTCTTGCCGGACTGCTTGATGATTAACTGCAATTCTTGCATGCCAAGTGGGGGCACAAAAAACTTCTGGTTATATTCCATCAGCTTGTCCTCCCAGCCCACGGGATACGCCTTCTTCAGATAGACGCCGATGGCGAACAGGCCGTTGTTCCGCGTGCCTTCAGGAAAGCCCTGTAAGCAGAGGGCCTGCAGGCACGGGGGCCCGTCCTTGATAGGGTGTTCTGCCTGCTTGGGCGGCTCCGGCATGGCCAGCGGCGGTGCTTGGACGGCGGCCGCATGCAGTTCGTAGAACTCTTCCAGCGTTGCGGCCGAGCCATCGGCCTTGATTGCGTAACGGGTGGTGTTGTCGCCGCCAAAATAAGGCAGATTCAGAAAGTTGCCGGTGTCGCCTCGATCGACAAGGATTTCGGCTTGTTTGGGAAATATCTCACGACCGGCTTCCCCAAGCAGTGCAGCGGCATTCTTGAGATAGTGCTGCATATCACAGGCAGGCACGGGTTCCTTAGTAAACAAGAAGACGTGAGCACCCCCTGATTTACTACGACAGACGACGAGCGGAAGCTTTAGTGCGGAGACCTTCTCCACAAGACCCTTAAGGTCAAGAGGATACTGATCAATATCAACGCAACCCCATATACAGCTGTTGTCAGCGCGAATAGGGATAATACCAAGGCTAGGCTCAACGCCTTCCAGATGAGCGTTCCACAAGTCGTCAGTTGGTGGCTTGCGCACCACCACAGCTTTACCAGCTTGCTTGCCGTTGTCCTTGGCCTTCTCAATGCGGTAGGTTCCATAGGCGATATCTAGCCCGAAAAAGATTGCTTGGAATTTAGCGATGTCTGCCATTCTTGCTTTCTTTCGAAAATAAAAGTACTAGCGGGACCCTTTCGGGCCCCGCTTTCCTCGTCAAGATTAAAACACTGATTTTTGTCCACCAGTTTCGTTCTCGTCCTGATGCTTCACCTTCACCTCCCCGCTACCCACGGACTGCGCGAATTCCTTCGCCGCCGCGTATGTCGAGGCATCATCCACGTTGCCGATGCGCTCAACTTCCCAGCCATGCCACTTGCCCTTGTCATTCGACTCCGGCACGGTGCTCAACCGATACTGCTGGCTATACATCGGCGGCGTGTATGCGCCGTTCTTGCCCTGCAGCTTAACGGACATCATCATGCTGTTCCACTTGCGGGACTTCTTCAACTGCGTGGACTTCATCACTACGAGGGCCGGGGTCGGCGTTCCATCCGCCCCGATCACCAGCACATAGTGATTAGCCGTATTTTCAATGTAATTACCATTGTCCAGATAGTCCTTGTTGTCGCCCGGTTCGCGGTGCGTTTGCGACAGGATGTCGCTGGTTGATGCGTGGACCGCGATCGGTGCACCACTACCACTACCGCGCGGAGCCCACTCAATATACTGGCGAACGTAGGCACACGGAACGACGGTGATACCGGCCTTGCCCTCATACAGCGCGCCGCTGACGGTGTTGTAGACCATCCCCGGGAGTGCGCCATCGACTTCACCCACTTCAGGGGACGTGTTGGTCAGCAAACGCAGGAACGGGAGTGCAAAGTCTTCCGCGCCCATATTGCCAAATCCACCACGGGCGTCTTCTTCAAACGTAACGCCCATCGTAACTGCGGTGCTCTGTGCTTTTGCAACTTCTGTTTTTGCCATGATCTTTTTCCTTTGTCGTTAAATCGATTTTATAACGGCTTTTTGGCCAATGAACGCGCCAAACAACTCGGTCGGGAACTCGTCACCGTGTTCCACTCTTTCACGAACCCACGCCTTGAGAGTTGCGGATTCCACCTTCTCTGCTTGCTTGGCGGGAAAGCCTTGCTCACTGAGAAGGGATAACAAGCGGGAGCACAGTTCATCTTCTTGACGGCCGAACTGCACACTCACTGTATTCTTGATAAGGTCCCCAAAGTTATTGTCACGTAACCAAGAGAATGCCTCGCTGCGCCGCTCTTCGGTAATAGTTGCACCGTAGAAGGGTTTGATATCAATAGAAGAGCCATCTGCCATCTTGAAGGACTTCATACCCATCTCAGAGAGAACAGCGGGTATTGTTTCCTCCAACAGTTTCTTCTGTTGAGACTTGCGCTCACTTAATACTGACTCTATGTCCTCGATTTCTTTCTCGAGGAGTTTTGCACGCCGTGCAAGGTTTGCTACCCCGGCAAGGTGTTCATCTTGAACCTGCAATGCACCTGCATCTTGTTCAAACGTACTCATTAAATTCTTCGACATCAAATTCTCCTTTCTGGAAAAGATCTATAAAAATGGGAATGTATCGTTTTTCGTGCTTGTCCCACTTCAAGCATTTGAATCGCCCGTTGTTACGGGCAGCAGCTACTGCACATGCAATTCCTATTGCAGTTGGGTCGCCGATCAGCAGAATATAATCGTCATCACAAAACTTTTCAAGCTTTCTTTGTAATCGACGAACGGTAGGCGCGGGTGAAAACGCAATTTGCGCCATGGGCGGTAAGAGGGTAACAATCTCTCCATAGCTCAATGCGGATGAGATGTTATGTTGTCCTTCGGATACGACATAGACTTTCGGCACAATTTCTCCTTTCTTGAGAGTTCGGGTATACTACATGAGCCCACACGTGTGTGCAAGCCCAGAAAGCCAGAGATGGATGATACCACTTTTTTACAGACATACCCGTTCAAGAATAAACCCTTCTTGCATCAGCAGGCATACCTTCAGCGGTTCTGGAGACAGGACGTTGCTGCGTTGTTCGCGGATATGGGGACAGGCAAGAGCTACATGCTGCTCAACAACATTGCCATGCTCTATGACAGAGGCGGGATCAACGCGGCGTTGATTGTTGCACCCAAGGGTGTATATCGCAACTGGGTATCGCAGGAGATTCCAAAGCACATGCCTGCACACATTCTGTATCGCGTGGGCCTGTGGAATGCGTCTCCCCGCAAAGCAGAGCAGCTCTCCATAGACAGTCTTTTTGAAATTACGGATGACTTGAAGATTCTAATCATGAACATCGAAGCGTTGTCCACGAAGAAAGGGACGTCCTTCGCCAACCGTTTTCTCAATGCGCACACTGCGATGATGGCGATCGATGAGAGCACCACGATTAAGAACTCCAGTGCTGCGCGGTCCAAGAACGCCGTCACGATTGGCGGTAAGGCGCGGTTCCGGCGCATTCTGACCGGCTCTCCGATCACCAAGTCTCCGATGGACCTATTTCAGCAGTGTGCTTTCCTGTCATACGGCTGCCTTGGACAGGCCAGCTTTTACGGGTTCCAGAACCGCTACGCGGTGGTCGTCGAACGACGGGTCTCGAGCCATTCCTTCCGTCAGGTTGTCGGCTATCAGCGGATGGACGAACTCGGGGACAAACTCACTGCGTTTAGTTTCCGTATCCGTAAGGAAGACTGCCTAGACCTACCAGACAAGGTGTATACCCGCCGCGAAGTGGACCTGACCCCTGACCAGACGCGCGCGTATAACCAGATGAAGGATTTGGCCCTTGCGCAGTTTTCCGCGGGCATGACCAGCACCACCAACGCCCTAACCCAACTGATGCGACTGCATCAGATCGTCTGTGGCCACACCAAACTGGACGATGGCACGGTCGTTGAGATTGCTAACAACCGGGTTCAAGAATTAGTCGATACGTTGGAGGAATTTGACGGCAAGGCCATCATCTGGGCCAGCTATAGGCACGATATTGAGTCCATCCGCTTAACTCTGCAGAAAATATACGGAATGAACGCGGTTGCCACATATTACGGGGACACCACGGACGACGAACGCCAAGACGTAATTACCCGGTTTCAGGACCCCGACAGTGGGCTTCGGTTCTTTGTTGGCAATCCGCGAACCGGGGGCTACGGCATCACCTTGACCGAAGCCAGTCTGGTCGTTTATTACTCGAACAGTTTTGATTTGGAAGTGCGCCTGCAGTCCGAGGACCGCGCTCACCGGATCGGGCAAACCAAGAAGGTCACTTACGTGGACCTCATCTCCCCCGGGACGATTGACGAGAAAATCGTTCAAGCGTTGCGGAACAAGATCAACATTGCAGGTGCTGTTTTAAAAGAGGACATCAAGACATGGTTGATTTAATCCGGTTCAACAGGATTTACCGTTACGAATCGTTGGAACGGATTGATAGCGCTACGGGCAGGAAATACGTGTATGGGGACACCAAGCTCCCCAGCGTAACGACCATCCTGTCCAAGACCAAGAACGATGTCAAGCTGAAGGAGTGGGCCGAGCGCATTGGGCAAGAAGAGGCCGATCGTATCCGGGACGAGGCCGCCACTGTCGGCACCAACATGCACCTGACGATTGAGAAGGCGATTGCCGGAGAAGACTTGCCCGCGCCCAAGAACTGGCTGGCGCTCAAGGGCTATGAGATGGGATACCGCCTGATCAACCGGTTTTTCCCCAACGTGGACGAGATCTGGGGATCAGAGGTAAACCTGTATTACCCGGGCAAATATGCCGGAACAACGGACTTTGTGGGCGTTTATAGGGGGAAAGCGGGAATTATTGACTATAAGCAGGCCAACAAACCGAAGAAGCGGCAGTGGATTGAGGATTACTTCCACCAGTTGGCGGCCTATGCCACGGCCCACGATATCGTCCACGGCACCAATATTAATTACGGCGCGGTGCTGGTGATCCCTCGCGAAGGTGAACCACAGGAGTTCACCAGCACGGGGAAGGAATTTCAAGACTACAAGGACGCGTGGATGCGGCGGGTGGATACGTTTTTTAACGGCTCTTTTTAGCTGTTTTGGCCGAATTTTTAAACGCTTTGGAGGTAGGTGCGCCGGGGGTACCGGGCGTGCGCATCTTCTCCTTGCTACCTGCCGCTATCCGAGCTCGTTTGGCGTTGATGTTGGCATACAGTCCGGGTTTCACTTTTTTGCGTCCTCTTTTTCAAGTAATTCAGCGTTTATTTCTTTGTCAGTCATTGCGTCACAATCACATTGACCAGCTTCTTCAAGCAGACAATCTTTGGTATGTTCAGTCATGGTATTCACCTCCAACGGGTTTAGATTCGGGTTTCATTGTTAGCACTTCCATCGTCTAAGAGAAGCTTTTGCGCGTTCAGCGGGGCCTTTAGCTTTAGCCACCACGCCAGACATTCTGGCACAAAAAGACGCTTTGCGCCCTTTGTCCGCTGACGTTTTGGGGCTGGGTGCCGGGGCTTTTAAGTTGCTGCCGGTTGCCGCGTTATATTTAGCGCGGCCCTTGGCCGTCAGGCCAGCGCCTTTGTTGACCGGGAGTTTTTCTCCACGGCCCACGGACAGGTTGGATGATTTCTTATTGACCATTCTAAGCTCCTAAGTAGACAACGCCATCATTTGTTTTGCGGCATCTTGAACGTGCGCTATACGATTCAGCCAGCCTCTGCCAAACGTCTTAAAAGTGGACAGAGATTTGTAGAACTCTTCTTTACCAAGACTAAACGCTTCCAGCAGTTCAGCAGGGTCAACAGCACTTGCAGCGGCTATAGTAGCTCTACCAATAACACCGTCTACCGTCACGCCTAGCGCCGCTTGCAATATCTTTGCCGCACGAAAAGCTCCCATGTTCACGGCAGAGTCGAACACAACATAATCCACGCCACGCGGCAGGTCGCTACACTTGCAAGCATCCCAATACCGCGCTTTGTATAAAGGTGTCACAAGCTCAGGCGTTAGTGAGCGCATCTCGGCCTCGTCAACTTCATGCTTAACCCATTCTTTCCAAACATTGCGCGTTACCCCAAGGTTAGTCATGCCTCCGGGATCATTTCTATGATTTACAAAGCCGCCTTCTGACTGAAGAACAAGCGCAAGTGACGCGGGGAAGTTACTGAGCATCTTTTTTAGCTTTCATGTCCATGATCTTTTCAAGCG